CCACAACCACAACCACAACCACAACCACAACCACAACCACAACCACAACCACAACCACAACCACAACCACAACCACGGCAATCGTTAGGAGACTCTCATAGACAACAGCAACAGGAGCAACAATATCGGCGAACTCGTAGACATCAACGACAAGCAAGTACACAAGCTGAATCACTAAATTCAGCTAATTATGCTTCACAATTAGTATCATCATTATTAACACCATTTTTGAATAGTGGGCAGTTCAATATCACAATTGATGATGATGGTGATACAATGGATCTTAATACAGTTGAACTTTTAAATATGTTTAGGGGTTTGAGTGGATTGCGTGGGGGATTTGATTTCGATAATGTACCAGTTACATTGAGCGAGGAACTATTTAATAATTTACCAAAACAGAAATACATAGGTGTAATTGAAAAATATAAAGTTGCTCATCAAGATGAGCAACCATATGTAATATGTCCTATTACAAGAGAACAATTTGAAGATGAATCCATTGTTGTGGTACTTGAATGTGGACATTATTTCTCAATCGAAGGGATTAAAACTTGGTTACTGGAACACAGTACTAAATGTCCATGTTGTAATAGTGATGTCAGAGATTCATTTGAAACACAAGAAGATTCAACTGATGAATAGAATTATTAATTGATTTTGAGAAAATTGAAAAATTCGTATAGAATTCATATAAATTTTATGAGATTAAATCAGATATTAAATTCATAAAATTCAATGGATATCGAATTGGTTAATTTGATAAATTACTTACAGTCAATCAAACAGGACCTGCATAAGAAATATAAACCTGAAATAGTTGACGGCAAATCGGTTTTACTGAATCGTAATCATTCTGAGAATGAAGTTGAAACCCAATCAAAAACATATATTAAATTAATGCATACTCAACGGAGAATACTTTATGGTGCAAATGTTGACGCAAAAGAGCAAGCTGCGAAACATATACAGGAACTAAACGATCAACTTGATACTATTGAGGAATCAACAGAGAAAATTAAAATTACCCTCAAATGTGCGAGTACTCAATTAAATAATGATTTATGCAAGCCTTGGAATAAGATACCAACAAACCTCAAGATACAATCAATTCTTAAATTTATTGAGTCATTAGTACCCAAATTAACCGATGAGCTGAAAAATCAACTCAGATATTTGTTAATTTCTGCAATTTCACAAAAAAAATTACTCAAACAAAGTGATGTTGAATATGATTCAAATAATGGATGTATACTCAAAATACATAAATTGTCGTATGATGGGAATCTTTTCACATTACTGGATGATGACAATCCAAGTGTATCATTTGATTTCAGTATAACCGAACAATCAAAATTAAAAAAGAAACTAATTTTAATTAAAAAATGAAATTTATTTATAACTTGATGAATCAGTATCAATAATACAATATTATATATATTCCCAAGGAATTATGTCACTAAAAATCAAATTAAGACTCAAATCACACCTCATTTCAAACCAAACGGCATCCCCTTTGTCTCAACATACTTCTTGTTTAAAAAATAATGATATGAAAGAAGCTGAAATTACGGAGAAAGAACCTGAAATTATGGAGAAAGAACCTGAAATTATGGAGAAAGAACCTGAAGTTGTAATGAAAGAACCTGAAATTGTAATGAAAGAACCTGAAGTTGTAATGGAAGAACCTGAAGTTGTAATGGAAGAACCTGAAGTTGTAATGGAAGAACCTGAAGTTGTAATGGAAGAACCTGAAGTTGTAATGGAAGAACCTGAAATTATGGAGAAAGAACCTGAAATTATGGAGAAAGAACCTGAAATTACGGAGAAAGAACCTGAAATTACGGAGAAAGAACCTGAAATTACGGAGAAAGAACCTGAAATTACGGAGAAAGAACCTGAAATTACGGATGATATCTCAATCAAAAATGGAGTCGAGTTAGATTTAACCAATATAACATCGGAAATACTCACACCTATTGTAGAAAACAGTAAGGTTAGTCTGAGAGAATCAGTCATGGATAAAATTAAAAGGTTTCAAATGATGCCATGTTACAAACAGAAGAGCCAACAATGGTTGACTCAACGTAATGATTATCTAACTGCAAGTACTATCGCAGCGGCCATTGGAGTTATGGGTACAGTTGCACGGAACAATTTACTAATCCACAAAGTATCAAATGGATCGTTTAATAGTTTTACTGGCAATACAGCGACCCATTGGGGTAATAAATATGAACCTGTGGCGAATGGTGTGTATGCTTACAGGAATCAGGTGAAAATTTACAGTTTTGGTATGATTACTAATGAAAAGTATCCTATTTTGGGGATTTCTCCTGATGGTATAACAGAAGAAAAGATGTTAGAAATCAAATGTCCTTGGAGTCGTGTCATTGATGGTAAAATTAAAACTGAATATTATCACCAAATGCAAGAACAAATGGCTGTATGTGAATTTGATAAGTGTGATTTTCTTGAATGTCGTTTTGAAGAGATTACTGAGCCGTGTTTTTGGGATGATTTTGACTATTATAATGAAAAAGAAAATATTAATCGTGAAAAAGGCATCATTATTTCATACATTAACCTATTAGAAGAGGATATTGAATATGTGTATTCACCTATTGATTATTATCAAGATATTAATGAAATTAAAGATTGGGAGAAAAAGACTATCGATCAATTATTGTGCGATAATAATACTATCTATCTAAACAGGTCATATTGGTATTTAGTTAAATATAATTGTCAACTAGTTAAGCGTGATCCTTATTGGATCACTGAATACTATCCGGTTTTACGAAAATTCTGGGATGAGGTTGAATATTATAGAAAAATTGGATTTGATGTACTCCTTGACAAAATTAACAAAAATAAACCAAATAAAAGTGACAGTGATCAGGAAAGCGAGACTCCTAAAATCGATGAATATTTCGCCAAATCGGGATCACAGTCATTAACCATATCACGACAAACTAAAAGTAAAAACAGGTGTCTATTATAAAATAGAATTAAAATATAAACATGTGTTATATACATCATGGAAACTGACATAAAGCAAATAATCCTTCGAAATATTTGTGCATTGCACGGTCAAATTACTTCAATTGATGTGAATATGGTGGTTAAGGGGTTATTCAATCCATTGTCACCTGTTAATGTTGTTGTTCTATTGACAATCATCCTAATTTTTACATACACAAGTCTCAGTTCATTAATTATTATTGATAATCACATCAGTAAAATCAGATTGGGATTGTATAGTGTAATCACATACATCGTTTTAATGTTATTTGCATATTATTTTATCTTTAATTCAATATGTCAACAAATATCTGCATAATAAAATCAACTCATTATAATAATATAAAAGTAATATAAATACTTTTATATTACTTGTAACAAATTTCTTCACTCATTATATACAATGAGTACAGTCTGTAGAGTGTAACAAAGGAAGGAAATAGATGTCAAATATCAGTCACACAAGGTTCATATTGTTGGCAACATACCGAGAAAGCTGAATGTCGTCAAATAACTGAGCTTTCTGGTCCCAGTCAATTTGTTTATTTTCACAACATTATGGTCGCCGTATTTTGTTACTGGGTGAAATACATATTGAAGCAGGCTTATGTCAGTCAAATGCACTTCAAGTGGATAAATGGATAAGTGATCTAGCAGATCAAGGACATTGTTTAGATGTCTTTGTTGAATCACCATATATTGTTTCGGCACAACACGGGGAAAAATTATCGAAAACATATAAGACTAGTTATCAATTGGTCTCTCCGTTATACAGAATGGTTGAGAGATTTCCGGAAGTTCGCCAATATGTTCGAACAATAGACACACTCCGGTTACGTTACCACCCCATTGATGTCAGAGAATTTGACATCGAGTATTTATCAGCAACAAGTTTATTCTCACATCTTTTCGGTTGTATTATGATCCGTATTTTTGGAAAACGGACAGACAGTGTATGATCCTCACCGGCGAGGATTATATCAATTCTTACTGGGTCTCAATACATAAATACAAGAGTATTTATGAAGGTTTCATTAAAAATATGCAAACAATTGCATTAGCAATCGTACCAGCACTCGAAATTCCACTAAGTTATATGGAACTTCAACAAATACAAAAAAGTTGCGAAACGAATCGTCAATTTATTCAGAAGTATGTAGAACGGATCTCACGAATGCTCAAAAAATTAGACAAGCGAATAGATCATCATAAATTGAGGGAATAATGTTGGAAGTATATTTGGACAAAAATTAATCAAAATGATAGTATCAGACAATCAATCAAATTCCTATGGATTTATACTGTTTATTGCGATTATTTCTGTTTATGATCCGGAAAAATTAAAACAAGGTCCACAGAATTGCAGAGGGATGAAAGCCTAATCCACCGATATTCCATTATTCTCGCCGGACAGGCACATACTGCAATTTATGAAGCTGTCATCAGACAATATTTTGAAGTACCACCCAATATCAATATTACCAATGATCTTTTGAATGAGACCTTGATCGATTTTCAATGTATTCACTTATCAAAACCATTCGACTTCTTTTCTCAAATATAGAAATATTAAGATTTCCATTCTAATTAAATTAATTATAAGGAATTCCAAAATTTTATATTTCATTAATATATAACTACAAAAATGGTCACATTAGCAAGTATCATAGTACATTTGCTGGAGGGTGCAGCTGTTACTGGTGCAATTTATCTCGTAACTAAACGTGCGCTTGATATACGTGAAATTTTCACATTGGTCCTAACAATCAGTGTTACCTTCATGGTACTCGACTTATTTGCCCCAACGATCGGGGCTGGAGCGCGTCAAGGAAGTGGGTTTGGACTTGGATTTATGCAAATTGCTGGAGATGGAAACACAATGCCACGGAGGTTTTATGATCCCAGTTCAGGTAAGATAATTGAAGGTATGGATGATCCTGTTGCCGTCCAATATTATAATCAATATAACTCACACTCACAAGAACAACCAGTTGATGTTAAAAATCAACCAAATCTGATTGTCGCGAAGGACGCTCAAGTACCTTCAGTTATTCTACAAGAATACGCCAAGAGTCCATTCGATACGGATTCTGATAACAAATTTGCCCCGTTCCCAAATTAATAAATTTTCAGTATTATTCACCATCTGTTCATAGATAACACATGGTTTATATTTTCTGCTGATACATGTATAAAACCAATGAAGCGATGTCATTTGCATCAAATGTGTGGTCATGCTCTCAACTATTTTAAAAAAGATTCAGATCTCTGAGAAAATGAAAAGAAATGGTGTCGATGTGTTTTGCATGTTGTCGCAAAGCAAACCGATCAATGCCTGGAAAATGTTAACGAAAATGCTGGAAGAGAATACAATGGACACACTTGTTACAATCCTTATGCTGTTTGCTCCGCAACAGTTAAGACATCAAGTCGCAAATGTGGAATCAATTATGAATTTAGGACCATTCATGACAAGGAATTGATAGCGTATGACAAGATCAAGAAAATCAAAATACCCACACCATATTCTCGAGACATATGATTGCAGCGATTATGAACTGGAAAGCAACAGAAAATAATTATTTGTCAATAAGCGACAAATTGCAAGCATCCTCAAAATAAAGAAGTGTTGAAGAATTCCTAAAATCTTAAAAAAAATCTATAGTATAATTATAATACTACAAATGTTCGATTGGAAAAGTTTACTCAAGTATGTACTTGAAGGTATTGCTGTTGCACTCGCAACATTCCTTATCCCCGCAGCAAAATTGGAATATGTTGACATTATCCTAATTGCATTGACAGCAGCAGCAGTATTTGCTGTGCTTGATCAATTCTCGCCAATGGTTGCAGTAGGTGCACGTCAAGGCACTGGTTTTGCCATTGGATACCAGCAAGTAGGTATGGGTGATCCAATTGAAGAGTCAAATGTTCAAGATGTTCAAGATGTTCAGGATTTTCCTGCCCAGGATGGAGGGGCAGATGAAGTATGTCAGATGAGCGATGGTGCCTGCACATATAATCCAGCCACATCTGAAGAAGTGCGTCAGCAATTTAATTGTGAAGAACAAAATGGACAATGTGTTAGTGTACCCAATGAAGTTGAGGGGTTTGGAGGATTCCAAACAAATCAGTAAATAGACATGATGTGATTCGTAAGTTATTATATTTCATGTATGACAATATGAAATATAATTTATAGATACCTGTTTCTCACATTCAGACAAATTTAATGTATAATCTCGTGCGTACTCATTTCCGTAGTAGACTAAAATTTCATCCCCGATGTTGATCTCTGTAAGAGCATATAATGTATAGATCACAATATATCCTTTTTGGGGACTGCACCGATTGCATCTTTTATAATTATATTTTAAATTCAGATCAAAACCTGTATTGATTTCTTGACCGGATAATGGTTCATTGACAAATGGTCCCCAATAAGGAAGATTATCGTCAGGTGGCGGAAAATGTTTCATCAATATCCCAATTAATTCTGAGATGGGTCTGCCAGACCGTGTGAAAATTGTGAAGGAATATGTGAAATTTGTGGGGATGTTATATGTTTTACTGTCATATACACGAAGTCTATAATATGCAACATTATCTCCCTTATGGATCAATTGTGTTGCATATAGACCGATACCTTTAATTCTATCTTTTTTCAATGTAATATTCATTTTGTGTTTCTTTGTTTGATTCAATTGATAGCTGAGATCTAATAAGTAACTATATGCCGACAGCTTTGATGGAGTTATATCATTGGATAATTATCGGTTGTCATTTTAATTCAATTTATTTTGGAAAAAATTCGAGTAACATTATATATGATCTTAATCATCAATAATTGTATCTCAATTATGGATGAACAAATTAATCTGCGTGAATTGGTCAAATTCATGCAAAAATATGATATTAATTATAAAATATGTGACTCAATCACAGATGTACAAGCAATTGAGCGTCAACAGGTTACAGGTATCATTATGACCGGTAGTTATTTACGTGTGTCAAATGATTACAATCATCCAAAAACATTGACAAGTGTGTATGTTTTGACTGATTATCAATCTCTGAGCATTATCCCCATTTATGGTTTATGTTTTAGTTGCCAATTAGCAACAGTAATTCATGGCGGATCTTTGCATCAATTACCTTCACTGTATCATCAAAATGTTCGAACCCAATTGAACACAAATATTGATATTTTGCATAATCGATCAAAAGCACATCTTCATGTGGGGTTTAATGATTTGCCAATTCCGACAAAATATTCAAAAAAATATTTCATAGAAACCTCTTGGGATTTAACTCGTTATTATGGGGCTCCACTATCTTATAAATATAAAAATAAACCATGGTACTTCTCAATGTATCATCCAGAGGAACGTACAAAGACACATTGGATTCTCCTTAATTTCATCCAAAATATTTGTCATGAAAATGCTACTATTGCGGAGTAATTTAGTGGATCGGTTACACATCATACATCAACTGAAATTTCATGAATCTCGACAAATACTTAGAGGTATTATGTACATACATACATACATACATACATATACATATGTCGCTCGCACAAACCCTCGTCGCTAAGGCTAAAGAAATCCTCTTAGTCACACAGAAGTCAGTAAAATTTTTGCCCAAATTAAATCGGAAACCATCAATAATATCTCAAATGGGAAACCATCAATAATATCTCAAATGGGAAATGTGAATGGACACTTAATTTTCAATATGTTACAGTTCAAATAAATGTTAATTTAATCTCTCCAATTATCAAACCAACATGTTATGAACATTCTTATGAAATTGATCCACTTTATAAAACTGTACTATATGACCAATTTATGGTTGATGGATTTTCACTCATATCTCTTTATTTGAATGATACGGTTTTTGAGAAGATTCAATTGGGGATCAATACATAATGACAAAAATCGAAGTGAATAAAATTTAAATTATATATATATATCCACGAATGTCCACAAAGAAGAAGAAGATTTTACGTCGTACCGAGACCGTTGGAGAGAATGGGTGTATAGTGTTTTTCCCTAAAACCAAGAAGTTTGAAGATAATTATGATTGTGTTAATGGTACATGGGTCCTAAAATCTGGGGCCAATGCATCGTGCAACCCTAAGAGTAAATTGACGTCGGATAAATGGAATTATTCATATATATATATATATATATATATATATATATATATACATGTTACCCACCAACAGGACGCTATCGTCATATACCGGGCACACCCTCAGTCCCACGGAAACCACAGAAGGGTGTTAAGGGGGAACGAGGCAAACGTGGTCCATCTGCGGTTAATATGTTCTTTTCAGAAGTAATTAAACGGCCAAAATTCTGAAATATGACCGATGGTAAGGCACGTTTCGCAGACGCAATGGCTGTTGCCAACGTGGAGTGGAAAGAAGTTGATCAAGTTCAGAGAGCAGCATATACTGCATTGGCAAAATCTGCACAGGTTAAAGCATTAAAAGCTGAGATGAAACCAGAGATTCAAAGAGAAGAGAGGGTTTCTAAATCAGCCACGCGCTTAAGAGAACAACAAAGACGTGAATTGGAACATAACCGACCTGATGATGAAGGAGAACAACTGGAAGAAATTGGTTTTCATGGAGCCACGGAACCTCAACACCTTGGCAAACCCAAAGGGAAAGAATCTTCGCGACTAATACCCCATAATGACCCCGAGATTGGGAAAGTTTTCGAACAACGTCGTCAACAAGCTATAACTGTGGCAAAATACAACAGAAAGAATTTAGTGATGTGATGGATGATAGTGCATTAGAATCCTTATGTAGATCATATGCTGATGCAGATGATTTCAAATCATTAGCTGCATTAATTAGCACTAATCGTAGAGCAAAACGAGTATGCCAGCCAATTTTGAAACAGAGAGTTCAGGCTAAAGAAAAAGAGAATCCACGAGACATTACGCCTGATTGGCAAGAGGAGGCAAAACCAGAATATGCTGGAGATGACGAATACCCAATCTGGACACTTGGAGAAGATTTCGAATGGAATAAAATAAAGTCACCTAATCGTGTAGTTTTGTGGGGTAAACACCCTTTCACCATAAGAGTACCTCATGAGGAGGAAGAAGAAGAAGGGTATGAGGAAATCATACTACAAGGCCCGGTAACACTAAGAAAATTAATTGATAGTGTTAATGACCACTATAAACCACTCATGGCAAAGGATAATGTATCACACATTGGGTTGGTTATAACACAGCTCCTGAAGGATTCACCGTAGCTCGTAAAGAAGAAGATATATACTATCTTGATTTAAGTTAGAGATAGAATTCTGTTGAAAGATAAAGAAATCCATATCTAAAATTAAATACAATATTTAGAGAGTGTCCAAAAATTAAAATTATGAAAAATAATTTCCATTATTTTAATCTTGGATACTATCCAAATACTATCAGGATTGACACACTGGTTTTCCCCTCACGAGGTCAGGGTCAATTATTCGGTTGTAGGGATATGGACGAGTCCTATGTTGTAACCACTCACGACTCAAGTACACCATGTTCATACACGCATTGGAATCCCGATTGAAAAAACAGGTCTTTTTGATTTCTAATCCACTGTTTTGACACTCCGGACAAACCAACACACGGTATAAATTCTTATGATGTTTCAATTCATGATGACATTGATTACAATATTTCGAACTGCCCCACTCGTCAACTAAGACCAGATCAAATCTCTTCTGAATAATCCGTCTTAAACCAACACCCAGTGTTGGCATCAAATGTTTCATCTGTTGACTCTGACTCCAGTTTCCATAACAGATCATGATGTCACTACACTTCCCATAGGTCGATTCAATCCGATTCAAAAATTGATCTTCACTGCGTCTCCGATCAATATAAACTCTCCATTTCATCTTCCGATACAGTTCTTGTTGATAAAATGGTTTAACTTTATCATTCAATAGGGTTTTAAACTTAATATATTCTTTGAATTGAAGATAATCGACAGTTTGACAATTGTATCCAGAAAGAACTCTTTCTTCTTCTTGTATATGATTCTTGATTTTCTCTCTCATTGTAATCTCTCGACATCTCTGTTGATGACTCTCAACACGTCTCTGACTTGAAGTATATCTCAGTTTTTTCTTATCAGAATCCATCAAATAAATAAGTGATTCCTTACCAGGATCCCCTCCAACCAATTTCCGACCTAAACACTGGGTTATCTCTTCATCTGTTAGATCATCAACATAAACATTTTGATCATTGTTTGGATCCAGATCTTTATGAGATTTAGACATTCCAATTTTTTGGAAACAAATGGACACTCCAACACCATCTGTTTGGATGGATTGAAATTGATAACCTTTCTTTTCATAACCTTCTTATCAGTACGAAAAAGTTGACTCCACAGATAATCACGGTTTTTCTTTGGTCCGTTTATTCATTTGACTTTCTCCTCGATCTCCAAACAATGAAAGAATAACATTGGCATCAATGGTCATGTAACACGGGATAATGGTATTCCTCAATGGAATGGGTTGGAATAATTTTTTTGTTTGTATCCGTTTTTCTTCAACAGACAATTGACTATTTTGAATTTGTTGATTCAAATGCTCAATCTTATCATTCATTTTAAGCATATAAAAATGTATTTCTCAGGATATACTTTAACATCATACCCATAACAAATATCGTACTTCTCTGGTAAATATTGTTTCTTAATCATTTGACTCCATTCTTGGTATTCTGGTGGTATTTTATCATGGTGATCTAATAGAATCAGACTTTTGACTTTACCAAACACTCTTTTATCAGTCTCTGGATAGGGATTAGTCAGATTCATAAATCGTCTGATTCTCGTCAGAAAATGTTCTTTGATATTGTTATTAAAACTGGTTTGAATCTGTTGTGCTAAGTAAGTAATCATATATGTCTTGTTAGTTAGATCGAATTTTTCTTTGTTTATACATGGTTTAAACTCTTCCTCATAAAACTCCTCTAATTTTTTTGAGTTTTTGATTCGAAACTTTTTTACCCCGTGTGTCTCCAATTCCACAGGCACGCATGAAATATAGGATAAGATCGATATCAATCTTGTTCGAAAGAATTTTGACACTTTTTCTGGTTTTTTCCAGAACAGGGAAGAGCGTATCCGGTGGCATCTGAATCAGACCGGTATTGATTTGTTCCTGAATCTGACAATATCTGCGCAACAAATATAAGCGGATAAATTGATAAGTTCTTGTGACAATATCATGACAATCAATAACAAGTTCATTAATAATTGGAAAATTATGATCATAGTCTCGTATGATTGACTTTAAACTGGTTTTAATCGTAATAATATCCAATTTTTCTTTTGGAGAAAAAACGAACTTATGTGATTTTTCTTTCTTTTCCTTAAGTGACTTTTTATGAGGTCTGATACTATCCTCATCCAATTTTCGATCTACGTTGATCTTAATTTTGATCTTAGGTTTGATACCATCTTTATCCAATTTTTGATCTGTGTTGATCTTAATTTTGATCTTAGGTTTGATACCATCTTTATCCAATTTTTGATCTGTGTTGATCTTAATTTTGATCTTAGGTTTGTGTGTCATAGATTTTTCTAATAATAATAATAATAGAAGTCAATGGATTATCTAATAATAAAATCAATTTTGGTGAAATAATTAATATTAATCAATAACAGACAAAGAGTGTCACGACAGACAAAGAGTGTCACGACAGACAAAGAGTGTCACGACAGACAAAGAGCGTCACCCCCTATTTGAAGACAAAGAGCGTCACCCCCTATTTGAAGACAAAGAGTGTCACCCCCTATTTGAAGACAAAGAGTGTCACCCCCTATTTGAAGACAAAGAGTGTCACCCCCTATTTGAAGACAAAGAGTGTCACCCCCTATTTGAAGACAAAGTGTGTCACCCCCTATTTGAAGACAAAGTGTGTCACCCTCCCTATTTGAAAACAAAGAGTATCCCTCCCTATTTGAAGACGAAGTGTACTAAAAGTTTTAAGAGCGTATGATATTGTAACATACAATACAAATTAGTGCCACGTATAAATAGGTCAAATATGATGAAACATTCTTTGTGTATTTGATCATTAGTCCTCTAAAATTTCTAATGTTTCCATTCAGTCTCTCAATATTGTTTCTTTTCTTTTTGATCATTTCCAATTCTTGTTGCGATACATAATGACTCATTTTAGACTTGTTACATGTTCTCTTTGGTTTGGATAATAATTTTACTCCGGTATCTTTCTCAATTTTTGAAATGTATTTACTGCCAGCATATCCCGAATCAGCAAGACAATATTTTCCATTCAAAATTGAAATTGATGAATGAATTGTGGGAGTAAGTATTTTCGAATCATGTCTATTTGCCGGTTCTAAATGCACAGTGTGTGACTAAATTCTGATCACAAATCAAAGAAACTTTAAGACCTTTTCTTCCACGATCTGTACAACTTCTTCCCACACCATCTGAACCAGACATGGACTTAACAGTAAACGTATCTGTAATCAAATATTTGATTGGCATTAATTGAGAATATTGTAGTACTATTTCTGAATAAATTGCCTCCAAAATCTGGCTTTGGAAAGCAGATCGAAATAATAGTAATAGGTACTTTTTGCTATATGGAAATATTCTTTGATGTAAAACATTTTCATACTATTATCAGTCATGAAAAATAAGCACTCGAAAAATGATCCCAATTGATATTTCTTTTTCGACCCCTATTCGATTTTTCAATCCATCCAGAAACTCATCCACCCTTGTTTTAAAATAAATTTTTTATATGTCAAATATTTCCTTATATTTTTTGCTGAATTAACATTGAAATTTATAAAAAGATGACGAAAATCAACCATACTAATTAGTATATATTATGGTTCGGAATCATTTTATGCTCGAAATGATTCCGAACGAAATCATTTTGACTTATTTCAAAAATATTGAATTTTTGGACTCTCTCTTAATTTTAGACATAAAATAATAATCTAATCATTTAAAAGCTTCAGAAATTTCCCTTTGTACCCACAGTTGGAGAGATGTTTAATTTCTAATATAAATATATACATAAATGAGTCAGTGCCAATGTATTACTAAAACAGGTACACAATGTAAACTACAAGCAAGTAAGAAAAAGGGAGATGATCCACGTTTTTGTACACGTTTTCATCAACAATGTACTAATATATATATACAGTATCCACATCACGATTACCGCAATTACCAAAACAACAACCGGCAGAATTATCCGGGTGGCAATGGCCTCAAGAAGAAGAAATCGAAAAATATTAAGTAAACAAAAACCATCAGTCGCACCAACCCCAAGAAAAAAAGGCAAACAATCTGGGGAAAGTGGGGAACAAGAAGTGGCAGAAATGTCACGAAGAGCTAAAATACAACAACAAGAACATATACATCAGCTCAAAATGTCACAAGGGATAGAGCGTAAACAGAGGATGTATGATGAACAACATGTGTCAAAACCAGTGCTACATGGCAAAGATGTCTACAACATTATTTTGGTTGTACCACGTTGATAAAAGGGAGCGATTTGATGAAAAATACTAAATACCTGTTCCAGGTATTAGCTAAATTCCTGAAACTACCAGCTCATATTAACCTTACCCTAATCTGGGACTATGATGATCCTCAACCTGATTATGAAGTCAATCTTAAATTTGTGAAGGATACTGCACACTCATGCGGGATTGTAATCGATAAATTCACTTATGTGGTCGATACAATCAATGCGTATATGATAAAAACACGTCACATTGAATATGATGCAGTATTTTCGCGGGATGTACATATCTCGATTGGGCAATCGAGAATTCAGAAGATTTCGCATCTGTTGTCACAAACGAGACACCGTTGGTGTTCTTTGAACTATGTACAAGAATACAGAACAGATGTACATTTGGCCATGAACGGGATAGTAACGTGTTGTGTGTTGACACAAGTTATGCTCAAGTAGAATATCTGAAATATCACACACTTGGTGATATATCATATTATACTTTCATCAATTAGGCACATGTCCACAATTATATTAGTATGGGTATACACTCATACTGATGTTACTACAAAAACACCCAAATGAGAATTCGGGATAAAAGTTCAAATTTGGACTAATAACTTCATTTATCCACGAGAATTTTTAGATAATCACGTATTTCCACTAGAATAGGCATATATTTTAGATCTTGTTGTTTTGATGCTTGTTGTTTTGGTGTTTGTTGTTTTGGTGTTTGTTGTTTTGGTGCTTGTTGTTTTGGTGCTTGTTGTTTTGGTGCTTGTTGTTTTGGTGCTTGTTGTTGTGGTGCTTGTTGTTGTGGTGGTGCAGTCTTTGCGTCTACAGGTAGAGAAGTATTTCTCTTTTTCTTAGGGACCATTTTACTTTCATATCGACGTTTGGCAACTGTCAGCAAATCCATAGGGATGTGTAGAAGGGTACTGACTTCTTCAAGAATTAAATCTTGATCAAGTACTTTCTCAATATAAATCTCCATCATTCTGGATTTAACACTATTGATGGTGCGTTGAAACTTTAGCGCAATCTGGTCGTATTCCATCCCCTTCTGAATACAGTCTTGAATTTGACTTTCTTCATCTTCAGTCCATTTTGTTCCGGTACGAGAAGTTTTAGGGTCATTTTGTATTGTTTCGAGTGATTTGCTCATGGATTATGAGAATAATAATCACCAAAGTTTTAAATAGATAAATTATTCTATATAATAATTATTTTAGAGCTGATACAAAACGATTTCAAGCGGTGATTGGGCCAATATTTCACGATATTTATTCCAATTACCTCCAGCTAAACCACATCCAATCAAATATGGCATAGCGACTCTTTTAATTGATAAATTTTCAATTTCTTTTAAACACTGTTCAAACCATGCCAACCTATTTAAAGTAGTGTCAGGGTAATCGGTTTGATAATATTTAGAATGTGCTCCAACTTTGCCTGGAGTCACTTGTGCGAACATACATATAATAAAAGGGTCGTCAATCGCCAACGGAGAACAGATTTCAATTGTACCAGGTACCGTTACTTTTTTAGCACCGGTATGTCTTTTGGCATAAACATCAGCATAGGGATATCGATCCGCGATACTTTTGGATAAACCATGTGCGCGAATAGTGACACAATTGCATTGATGGGCAATATATTTTTCTCCAGATGTTAATAGGTCACCACGAATCGTTTGGATTATAACCATGGTATATGGTATACGGTATATGTATTTGTTTCTTAGGAACTGAATTTAATAATGAAATCAATTTTTTGATAACAAAACAAAGTATGATTAAATATACGTTCAATCGCGCCGATCAATCGTACATCCAAATGTGCCTTCTCTCTAAATTTTCGAGCAATTTCTAGAAAACCTTCAGCCATCCCGGTACTTCCGGTCATCATATGCAGAGTGTAAGCCTCAGCTGCATCAGCGAATGTGCGAATCAATATATTTCCCTTAGTCGGATGGCGAAAAGGAATAATGGGTTCCTCTTCGGCAGCTTTATTCTGATCTTGTGAAAAATTATGAGGTATAATCCCATTCCAAGACGTGATTTCATCAATTGTTAACACCCCATCACACCAGAAGAAAATATGTTCTGCTTGAGTACCGTAATTATCAATTAGATTATGACAAATTTTCCAGAGATTGCGGAGTTGATACAAATATGATTCCGGTGATTGAGTCCATGCATCCATCCCTGGCAGCATTTCAAAAGAATCTTCACGTGTCAATCCCATTTGACTCTCATAATATGTCATGACTGGATCGATCTGTAATGTAATAGTTTGTGGTGTGTGTCCGTGCGCATTCTTGACCCACCAATTGGTGGGGTTACCCACCAATTGGTGGGGTTACCCACCAATTGGTGGGGTTACCCATGTTGGAATAATTATAACTAATGTACCATGTTTGCAGAATCTTCTGACGTATTCTGTTAGATCGATCATACAATATAAATTCACAATCGTAGCCCATTTGGTGGTTGATATTGATGTTGATATCAATAACAATATCAATATCAACTTTCAATTTTTGGACAACATTTGATATAATTGAGATACGTTGAAAAATGAAAAATTAATATTATAACATCATTTATTGATGTCACTAAATGTCCAGCGAAAACCCAATTGAGCGCGAGTTTCTTGATCAGTATATGGAAGGTCACCCATATACTCGTGAATTGTTCAGATATTACTATAATGACCAAATTAGGCAACATCTTGGGGAATTTTTCACTAAATAATCAATTTGGGTCTCTTCTAAATAGATATTGGAAAGCTGTTCCGAATGAAGAGTTCCATGATATTTACAATCGGTTCACTTACATCCATCCTGATCAGGATGGCAACCTTCGTAAAACTGATAAATCTGGTCAGAAAATGGGATCATGGACATTTTCTCGTGGTAATGATCTCGAAATAATCGGTCTATTACAGGACAACGGTCACATTTATGATCAATCAGGAAAACTAGTTGCCCATCGAGTTGGGCAATTTGGATCTTTTCATGATTACACTTGTGGATGTTTATTTTCTGGTATCTGGAATGAATTTATCTGTCAGATGCCAGAACAATACAAAATCAGGACATGAGTATTATTTTCAATATAAATATATTGAAGATCGATATGAGGCACACTATGTAACAATGATCCTATATGATCGTCAAGTAGAAGAGAAACAGGTTCCCACACATCACGACAATGAATTATGTCTTGTTTGTTTTGAACGTATTCCAGCGACTACTGTGATACCTTGTCACCACCACATAGTGTGTCGTGAATGTTCTCATAGGTTGAGAGAGACAAATGATCATCATACTTGTCTACAATGTCGCTGCCCAATTGAACAAATTATTGAAGATCCATAACAAAGAAAATCTACAAGTTACTAAAATTACACATCTTATTCTAACATATTCGAAACATTAATAACCAAGAAGGATATTTTTGCATTTTGTAATTTTTTCGTAATATTTACACCGATAGTTGACCAAAATACATCACTCATATCAGATGTGTCAACAGGTTTTATTAGTTGATCATTATGCCGGTCAATCCTAACCAGACTATCACACAAATATAACACACTACCATTATCACTGTAACCTGACGCCCACATTATTGAGTAATGTGAAACCTCATCAATAAGGTGTTCAAATTCGCTGTCGCTTAATTCAAGAAATTGTTGGATATCTACATTTTGTGGGAAAGACACAAAATACATCATACATGCTTCATAGTCCATACCCATTTTATTTTGTTTTTGTTTAAAGTTTTATTTTGTTTATATTCAATCAATTTTTTTGATAATTGATTGGTGTTGTTGATAGTGATGATCGCCGGCGTGTCTTGTAGTCACAATGTGGACAATATGTTATGAGATGACCATCAGAGTGAACGCGTTTTCTTCCTTTGAGAACATATCTCTTACATTGGTCACATGTATCACAATGTATTTCACTAAAAGATGTTTCCGTGCCGGTATATTTAAGATCATTAATTGACGGTGAGAGTCTGTGTTTACCAATGTAGAGTTTGTTTTCATTCACATGAGTATTACATGCCATCGATAACATTTTTGAATTATAAAATTTACTGTCGAAAATAATTATCAATTTTTGTGCATATTTTTAACAATTACTATAATATCCTCATATAAAAATTGATGAATGTTTCGACATCTCTGTCTAAATTAAAGACAGACGAATATAGTGATTATGGTGAATTATATTCATAAATTTATTGTTGAATTCCGCACCAATGAGAACCGGACAGGGTGCGAGAAAATTGCGGCAGGGATCAAATATTTCTCAATTTTTGGAGTGTGTCTTTTTATTTTGATTATATTTCCACAATTTTTGGGTTATTTAGCTATCAATAACCCAAAATGGATGTTCAAACAGGGTACCCCATTGGGGGCGGTAGGATTTGTTATCATTTTGTGTTTGTCGGGATTATTTATTGTCGAAGTGATCCATATGGTATTGTACATTCATTTCGTGATGTCATCGACCATAACAAAAAAATTCAAGACAAATGAAGTTGATCTTGAACGTCAAAATAAAGATCTGTGGGTACTCGATAGTCAATGTACGGGGTATGACCACAAAAACAAGTCATATTCATATCGATATGAATATTTATCTTCAAACGAAGTGATACGAATCATTATCGCGTACATCACTAATCTTTCAGGTATTTGTTTCTTTTTATATAATCTGAAAGTGTTTGATGCTATAATAATCTATGTTTTCGGTTCTTTCGTAATTGATGTAGTACTTTTGATAATCATTATGGCCATCAAAAACATTCGTATAGTTTTATCAAAGTCTGAGTAAATACAACAATTAGACTTTTTATCTCCTATATTGGTCTTTACGCTTTGATATTGGTTCGGGACGGTGGCGAAGTCCCAAGGGTCGTTCAGACCATCCTTCTTTTGGAGAAGAAAATTTACGATCATAAAGTTTATGAATGTAAAAGTTGATCCTATCAGGAGTATCATTCCATTCCATTCCATTAATTGTTGTATATATTCTTGGACTGAAATTCCAATGTACGGGTATAGTTCAGTGACTGATATAGATGATGAGACACCAAGAGTTTTCTGACAAGAGTTGCAATAGAAATAATCGTTGGAAAGGATCACTTGATCCTCTCTGACGAGTTTGCCACAATTACAACATTTAAATTGACAACCGTCACGACACACCACATTATAGCAACATAATCCCACCTTACCACAGACTGAATCTGCACATGCTGGTAGTTTAACCCATTCAGTTGAATGTTTGAGCCATGTTCCACAAACATCACAATTCATCCGGAACTGATGAATATACTGCATATATATATGTGTGTGTCAGTACCAAGAATCAATTTTTGCCTTACAATTAAAATTGATCAATTCGTTTGCGTAAAATAATATTATGTAGACTAATATTATATAGAATGACAGAGACTAAACAGCGTTTAACAGATTTGTGTAATCAGATAGCACAAACTCCATCAAGTTTCATTACGCTCGCCATACCGGTCAATAAGTTTGGTTTTTAGCTGCAACTTTATTCAGGATGAAATCAAGGAAGCAAGTAACATTAAGGATAAAAATAATAGGAAAAATGTTATTCGAATATTGACTGTAATCAACAGTCAATTAAAATTACAAATAATTGGTGACAATGGAATTTTGATTTTCTGTGGAATTAACAGAAATGGTGTAGAAATTATGGACATAATTAGACCACTGAACCCCATTAGTGAATTCTATTATAATTGTGCCAAACATTTCGAAATTGAGCGTTTCAATTCACTGTTTGATGAGAAACCAATAGGACATGTTATTTTCATTAGTGGAACAGAATGCTTATTGTACCAATTTAATGGTTCTTGGAAAAAATTAAAGACAATTAATGCAAATTTGATTAAAAGACACCATAAAGGCGGTCAAAGTTCAGTCAGATTCAGTCGACTGGCCGAAGAATCACGGACACATTATATCACACATATAGTTGATTGGATTAACCAACTCATTGCACCTGGTGACAATAATTATGTATACGGTGGAAGAGAATTGAAAATGATGCTTCTCGTATCACCTAATTTGAAAATTAGTCTAAAAACAGATGATCTATACCATACATTCAATGAGCAAACAATTCATGAAAATTTCTTCGATCGATTGGTCATTAATCCTTCAATGGATAATGATAAAAAAATAGAGCAGGTCTCGGAATTATTAGAAAGAGATCCAGATTATCTGCTATTTTCATATGACGAAATTAACCAATATTTAGATCATATCGAATATATTGTCACAAATCGAAACAATATCAGCTATGAAAAGAAAAAAGTGATCTTAATACCCATCAACCATCCAAAATATGGGCAATTAAAAAATTATCCAATTATTGGTAAATTATATCATAAAATGCTGATTGATGTGTAAATCAGCTATTATATTACATAGAGTTGACATCTCATGTTAGTGTTCTCGAAAATTAATGATATTTGGCTCAATAATTAGTGTATTATCAATCATATGCTAATTGTATGTATACATATGCTAATTGTATGTATACATATGCTAATTGTATGTCATGAGGAGTTTTCAAAAACTCTTTGATTCAACACAATAAAGTAAATCATTATTTTTGTATGGTTTCATAAACTCGTTTATGAGTTGTGATAAATTTCATAGAAACATTTTGTTTCTCGATAGAAACAAAATTGAATAATATATAAATGTTTTATACACACATAAATAAATGAGAAAATATTACATACTTGCAATATCATATGAAGGAAGCTGGGATATAAATTCAGATGATATTGTTTGTGTTGGGTCCAAAACCAAAATAAATTCATACATTCAATGTAAATACCCTAAATATTTCATTGAACATAATAACATAAAAAAATTATATACTGAAAAATATGTCGAAATTACTGCAGAGATCCAATTATATTTACGCGAACATCACACTGGATATGCTGTGATGGCATTTGTCCAGGAGGAAGTAATGAACTTGAATGGTACACACAAGAAGATGATGCCAGAAAAAGATTAAATGAATTGGAAATTGAATACAGTACAAATACTGATGATGAATATGTGTATTCAATGAGATTATATTATATTGAGAATGAAGATTTCAAAGTAATACGTGAATTTACTATGCCGTACCAAGAATAATTATTTAAACTCTCTTGATTTTATCGTAACCAGAAAAAGCTCATTCTTCATATTTATTTTCATTTGTTTCACCGATTGATTATAACAATATATGTGATATGGTTTTGTTCATTTATCAGTGGATTGACTATTAAGTGGTGTTTGTGCTTGTTTATTACACAGTTGACAGGTATTATTGCCCATATATCATATACATACTATGTATATGATATATATATAGAATGTATAACTTGGAAATATTCCGAAAATTGTAGTAAATAATGTTATTTACTACAATTAGATATCTAAAGAATTAAAGTGACTTCATTCGTGGCAATACAGGCCTTACTTCATTTTGCGCACAATATGTAGTTTTCTCCCCAATGATTGAGGTGATGTAACTCTCTGAGCTGTCTCCTGTGGAGCTGGTTGAGAAAATGTTGCCACACATGCATCAGGAGAAATTTCGCTCAACATTTTCTCATAGCATCGACAATCTCCTGAGGAATCGGGCTGATTTTCCTATGTACATCACGAAAAGTCAACGTATTGCGATCCTTATTAAATGTATAGTAATAATTTTCTTTGTTGGCAGTCAAATGTGGTTCCCGTAATTCTATCATTTCATCCCAATGTGGATTTTCACATACAATTGTGAAATGATACAACTCTTCACGCTGCGCGTTATGGAACCCAATGATGAACCGACCCAATGATCCTGTGTTTTTACGTGATGCTTTGACGAGAACTTTTATTATATTTAAATGTGACAAATTGTGAACTAATTCATCTTGGTGTATTCTAATGTAATCTTTGACCAATTCTTCTTCTTTCAAAGTACTACAACACATAAATCTACCACCGAATTGTTTTTCTTTATGATAGATCGTCGATAATTGTGATATCGATAAGCCACTACCTTTGTATTTTTTGAGAAAAACAATCAATTGATTTGAATTCATATACGTTATATATAAATATTAAATATAAAATTTTGATTGTGTGAGTTATCTCAGTGGACAGATACCACCAACACATTCCGATTTAAGTGTCTCATCGACTGGTAGTGCCGTACTGTCTTCAGAGTCATCATCCAGTTGTTGTTGTTGTTGTTGTTGTTGTTGTTGTTGTTGTTGTCGATCAAGTTTTTCTAATAATTGGAAGTCAAATTCACCCATAATATCTCTGAGTTGTTGATACATGGTTTCGGAACAATCTTCATATGGTGCTAATTCGTAATGACCTCCATCGAGAGGAATAAAGGTGATTCCAAGATATTTATCCCAGTTATCATAAATAATTTGTGGTAGGCGATCCCATTCGTCATCCTTGACAGAAATTGTATTTGAACAATTATGATCAGCATAAATCTTTTGATAAGTGAAATATGTATCTAATTGTTCTTCAACAGTGGTTTGATATTTGGTCTTTTTAGCATGGGTATGGACCGGAAAATCGACGACAAATGTCCGTGCGTTAGCCATTTTTTCTTCATATGAAGAACCAGGTGTGCCAACTTCTGGGTTAATACGCCATTTGGCATTCTTGACAACTGTAGCCATTGGATCGTGTGAATTGATCCTAATTCTCCTGATGAAGTATGGTGAATGGCTCAAATGTAATCCCTGTGATACACCACCCACTAATTGACTCAGACTACCTTCAGGTTTGATTGTTGTCACCAGTAATGGTGCTGGAATTCTGATTTCCTTGGCATACCTTGTGGCTTCTTGTCTGGCCACATCCGCTAATTTTTGGATCAAATGTATTTCATCAGCTTTAGTATAATTTAATTGATCCAATGTATCCTTGATACCAGTCAAGGATGTGCCAATGAGACGGTCACGTTTTTGTTTTTCATCCCAATGAGGTAATTCTAATGTAACTAATGTCATTCTGAGACCAATTCGAGCGGAAAGTTTCTGAGCTTCAAATAATTCATCCTCTTTTAGATATGTTCGACCTTGTGCATCAATACCAACAAATTGTGTTAGATTGACGGTTGTTAAATTGCACGTTTGACAAGAATCTAATAAGACCTCACCACAATTATGAACAAGAATTCCATTTGCACTAAATTGGTGTTTGTTCTCAATTGTGCAATCGAATACATCCTCTGTCCCGTCAGGTGTGAGACTTTCGAATTTATCCAAAAACTTATCCTTGTATAGAGGTCTCACGAACGAGTTCAATAGATTATCAAGTTTTTCCTGTTTAGAAGACTCTATTAAGTGGATTTGATCGTGAAATATGCTGAGATTATCTCTCGAAACACATAATTCATGTTGTGATTTACAATGGTAAAGTTTTGATCCTCCATGCCCATCAGGTAGTAATCTATCTCCTTCAAGTCTGCGGTTCTTATAAATTTTCGAGTTAATGCCTAATTGTATCAGCATTTTCTGAACAAATTCGAGGTGTTGTAGGGTCGATGATGATAAACGCACAGAAACACCTTTTTGTGTGTTCCCAATTACAGTGCCATCAGCATCATGAATTCCGGCGATAAACGCACACTGTAATGTACTGGAGGCTGTCAGTAATAATGAATCATTGGAGATAGTTTTATCACGATTGATTCCATATTGAAGTGCTAACATGGCTAATTGTCGACTTTGGACCACATGTTTGTCATCTTCATAAACATATCCACCAGTTCTTCTCGAATGATATTGTTCTGGTCCACCAAGAAGAGAAATGTAGTGAATTGCTTGATCAATCAATATTTTGCCATTAGGACCCCATGTTTTAATGAATGCTGTTGTGCCACATTTAATATCACTAAAATGACCATCCCCAAGAAGCATTCCCAATAACCATCCTTTTGCAGATTCAATCTCTGAATCATCTCCCCATTTATTAAAAATTCTATTGTTGTTTAGGATAATTAAATCAGGCTGTCGTAATTCACTTGCGGGAACAAATTCATGAATATTTTCACGTTCGACTAATACTTTATGATCCTTTGTCAGTCTCATTGAATGACCCCCAACAGTTTTCAAAATATACACATTTTTTGTACCAGTTTGGAAAAATCCTTGGGGAGTTGATTGACATTGTTCACCATTAATTATGGCTGTAAATTGTTTACCAATGAGGTTCTTAACTCGTTGTGGACCACTATCTGTGGAGATCAGAGTATCACTGGTCACACATGGGTTAACCAGTTCCGCGTTAGGGCGCCGCCGTTTCATCTCCTCCATATTGATGAGACCTGGTTCCCCCTCGTAGCGTAGGATCTTCATCAACAATTTCAGATAATCAAAACTGGGTCTCTTTTGGAAAATAATACTATTATTACTCATATGACGGTGATTAAGTCCTGATCTGGTGGCATATCCTTTTTCTCTGAACATCGCAGTCAATTCATCGAACCATTTTGGTTTAATACCCATTTTCTCTAATTCATCACCTAGTTGTAAATGGTGTTCCAGTTCTTCTGGTTTGTAGAATCCATTGAGGCCATATTTAGCGAACAGGACCTCATAATTATCTTCTTCAAAAATGAACATCTCTGCTGTGTTATGTGAACTGTACCCATTACAATAGAAATTGTGTTGATTTTCAACAGTAATATCATATGTGTGATATCTACCTGATGGCACAACATTGTGGACTGTTGTGGGACAATAATTCAGTTTACCAACCAATTGCTCATATTTATCAACACTGATGGATTTATTTCTCTTATCCAGATGATATTTTGACATCATATTTTCATCACAAAAACTCATTGGGAAACTATTTGCCCACTGGGTATTGGTGATCATTGTGAGTTTTTTACATAATTGCGGAATTTTGCTGAATTCATCAACAGCATGTTTCGTTATTAATCTCAAACGATGAATTGGTTTACGATTGCAATATTTTCTGTATTCAGGAACTTCTGTTTGTAAGAATAATCTGCTTTCAATACCGCAGCTGTAAAGGACACGTTGTAATCCTGTGATGAATTTTTCATATATGCTTGTGGCAACTATATTTTTCGAAGCAGTGCCATCCCCATCTAATACGCCTGCAGCAAATGCCTTTCTTATATCTAATGTACCTTCGAGTATCCATTGTGGAATGTCCATGTCCGTGTGAGATTGTTTGATATGTTGATGAAAATATGTGGCAAGCCTCACCGAATTACAGACGACTGTGTACATTTTATCACGACCGAATTGTTTAATATTAGCTGATAAATTATTACCAAATCGAGTGATCTGGTTTTCTACTTTATTAGCAATATCTAACTCATTTAGCCCAAGACACACATTGATAGATCGGTCGCTAACTGACCCATCTGCCATAAATATTCCAATAAACCACGCCATATCAGCATCTAACTCAGGAATATTAATGTCTTTAGTTGCTGTGTGACCAGCATATTTATTGACAGTAAAATCATATTCCTGCGGTAATTGAGTTTTTACCCCCTCAATTGGAACTCTTGAAGTCATCAAAACATCACCTTTTTGTAGTTTATCAGCAGTTACCCACTCTATTTTATCAAATTCTTTTAACACAGGCATACGATGATTTTCAGTGCATTCAAAATAACCATCTTGTGTGTTGATTCTAACTATCTCTCGTTCACCTTGATCGAACCAATCAGTTATTTTATTATAACCATCTTGAGTTAGAACTTCATCACCCACATTGACACGCTCAATGGGTGCCAGACCTCTTTTAAGATGAATCAATGATCCTATTTTTATGCAACGTCGCACTCCCAAGGCATAAGTCCCACTCTTTTAGAATTGTTGAATGGGTGAGCTAAGTTCACCGACAGAAACACATCCCCTGAAATTATTTCAGTTTCGCGTTTCCATCTCCCTTAGTTGTCCCTCTATACGAGGTATGCCTCCGACTGTACATTAAGCAGCATTTCAGCTACCCACAGGTGACCCAGTCTGTCGCGATGATGTATATCACCGACGGTCTTCTCCCCAATTGAAGTTGACCGTTTTCACCCGCATTGCCGAGGATTCTACAGAATCCCTCCCTCCCCTGTCAGGGTGGAACAGAGCATATGATAAGTTTCTTATACAAGTTGCCTTATCACTGTCACTCTGCGACTATACCATAAACGATGCTGAAACATCGTTTACAGCATTTTGGGCCGAATGTAACCCACGACGACGTTTTGACCAATTAAATTACCTATATCCATAATATGGACCGGACGTACTTGGACATATCCCTTATTATCTGCAACTATAGGCTCTAACCAGGGATCCATTTGGCTCCTTAAAGTTTTATCAATACCATTAAACATCTCTTTCAGAGGGTCAGGTCCACTTGCTGTACCTCCAAATTTCTTTAAACGTTCACCAAATGGTCTAACACTGTTATAGCTAATCTTGATGGTATGAATAAATTCATAGTCTTGATGAGTCAAAATATTGAGGTAATATCTGAGCGATTGGACCCACCCTTCCTTACTATCACCAACATAGATTTTAGCGAATCCGTTGGGTAATGTCACTAATTTAGTCTCTTCCAAACGATCACGTTTGGGAAGAGGTACGTAACCACTGTGGATCAGTTTGATATTATTTCTAATTTTTTTCATTTGAGAGGTCAGTTGCTTGGTTGATTTAAACCCAACACCTGTGCCAACCATCAATAGGTAGAATAAATCACACAAATCATCCCATTTAGTGATATTAAGTGCAGCACAATTGAAGTTGGCCAAACAACACCGAGCAGCTGCTTGTGATCCGCCAATCCATAGAGTTCGACCACTCACGAATTGTTTCAGATTATACATATTACTAAATATGAGTTGTGCCTCTTTTCGCATCTCATCCCAGTCAATTTGATAACTAATTTTGTGCAGGTGTTCAATAAGTAGCTGAATATTATATATGGTGGCACGAATACATGTTTCTTTATATGTTTCCCGTCTTTTTTCTTTTGTCAAAAAACGACTGTATGTTCGTAGGAAAACAAACATACCCAACGCAGTCATTGATTTCGGATAATCTTCATACGTAGACAGGAATTCATTTGTAAGCAATTCATTTGTTTCAGCCATTTAATATAATGAATTGACATTATATGTTGTCATTTTATGTTCAATTTTTCAAAATAAATTGATATTTATTTTGATTATGGGCATTGTACCATACATATCACACAAATTTAAAATAAATGTATACAATATACACTAATGTATCATATCAATACACAATCTTACAATTATTTAGTTTGTATCTGTACAATAGCGATTATTTTACTGATTTTATTCAGCTATTATTATTGGACAACAGGGGATCAATTTATGGGTAAAATTAGTACTTATATCCAAATAATAACAGTTTTCATCCTATTGATTACTGGTTTTATTAATATTATGAGTTTCAAATATAATCTCGATGATCGTCGTAGGACGTCTTCGATCCAATATGTTAATATGACACAAAATGAGATCAATGATATTGATAAAATGTTTATGAGTAATCCATTACTGGACCGATTATATTATGAAATGTATTCACATACACCACATATGCAAAAAATCAGACAGTTAAAAGGCACTCCCACGGAAACACCAGATATGTTGAAACAAGAACAACATATGGCCAGTATCATTTTCCAAAAAATTGCTGATATATATTTTTGTGAACAATTAGAACATAATAGTCAGGAAGATTCTGTTGAATGGATCAATACTTTCAGAACATGGATGAAATCACCCATTTTACTATCCCATTGGAAATACTTGAAGTATGAACATCATCCAGCAGTACAAAGATTTGTAGACCAAGTGTTGATCAATCAAAAAACAATCTATATTTATTAACTAATGTATATTAGTTACAAGCAATGTAACGTGACATATGAGTTTCCTCAATTGAGAGCATTCGTTCAATTAGATAATCAATCTTGTTGATTGAGACGTGCAATCTCGTCCGCAATGATAAAATCATTATTTATGATTGATTTTTGTAAGAATGTCATTCGATCCATAAGTGATGAAATTTCCTCTTTTTTATCCATAATTTGGTGGAATTTATTGTATCATTGATGAGATATGATAAATCAAATTTATCATATCTCATATAACAAACACGGTGGTTGATTTTGGATCAATCAAAATCAACTTGGAAATATCAATAATAATATAATTAAGATGTTAACTGCCTACTTTTTGTCACATAATGGAATGGGTGATAATATTAATAACATTGATGCTATCAGATATTTATTAAATGGATATTATGATGACATCTATCTCATATACAAAACGTGTAATCTGTTTAATCTACAATTACTGTATCCATCAACACATGTTCATTTTGTTACAATTAATGATTCTAATGAGACGGAGATGGATGAATATACTCGTGTTTTACCTCCATTATACGCCATGGATCATACTGATATTCTGGTCTCAGGTCCCTCTCTCACACCATTTTACCAATCCAAAATTACCAATCCAAAATTGTCAACACGAAAAAAGTTGCGATGTTACTGGATCCAGTCTGGATTTGATTTTATTCGTAAATTTTATGAGGACATATGCTTGGATTTGAGCATTTACTATAACTATTTTCAAATCGATAGCACATCAACGTCGAAGCAGCTTTATGACGATGCCAAACAATATAACATTATTTTTTGCACACACAGAGCAGTAATATCCAGATTGATCTCAATACTCAGATTGATCCTCTAATAAAGGAAGATGATAATCTAATTATCTGTGCTGATCACAATATGTATAAACCATATGACAAACAGTATCAATTGGCTGATACATATATCAATAAACCAGTTGCAGACCACATCGATATTATTACTAATGCCAAATACATTTATGTTGTCAATTCATGTTTTTCATCAATCATCTTACCATTATTAAATATGGGCCAACTTAAAGCCATAGAATATTCTATTTTGATCGACACAGTCAAAAAGCAGTTGATTTATCATATATGAGTAATCGCAATGAGAAAAACCCATTTGATTTGGCTTTAAAAATTGACAAACACACAACAAGAACTTGTTAGTTTTTCGGGAAAGTTATGCAATTGTCCACTCAATAGTAAAATTTAGAAATGAATTTGATTGTTGTACCAAATAAATTTTTAAAAATTGAATATTTATTCAGTACATTATAATAACTTGATTATAAATGAAGTTCAATTTGATTGTTGCTTTCTGTAAAAATTTTGGCATTGGCTACCAAAATAAGATCCCATGGCACATTCGTGAAGATTTAGTTCATTTTCAAGAACTAACCAAGGATTCATTAGTAGTAATGGGTCGAGAAACATATTTTTCCATTCCAGAACAGCATCGTCCACTTAAGGATAGAGTTAATGTTATCTTAACAAATAATCCAGTGAAACGTGAACGTGAACGTGAACGTGAACGTGAACGTGAACGTGAATGTGCAGGCAATTTAATATTTTTAAATTTCGAACAATTACAGGATTATTGGGTGTGTAAAGGAGATCAATCTATCTATATTATTGGAGGTGAATCAATTTATAAACAGTTTAGTGATTTGCCGTTCCACAAAGTATATGTGACATATATTGATAAAGATTATCAATGTGATAAACATTTTATGTTCCCAAAAAATTGTCAATTAGTGAATGTATCTGAAAACTATTATTCAGAAACAGAAAAATGTAATTATCGATTTTTGGAATATGAATGTCATAAACAAGAACATGGTGAATACCAATATCTAACCCTATTAAAAGATGTATTGGATAACGGAAATTCACGAGATGATCGAACAAAAACTGGTACTATTAGTGTATTTGGTCGGCAAATACGATTTGATATTTCGCAAGTGATTCCAATCTTAACCACTAAATTTGTACCCTTTAAGATGGTCGTTAAAGAGCTTTTATGGTTTTTGAAAGGTCAAACCGATAATAAAATTCTGCAAGATCAAGGTGTACATATTTGGGATGGTAATACCACGCGAGAATTTTTGGATCATCGTGGACTACCTGATTATCAAATTGGAGATATTGGGCCAATGTATGGTTTTCAATGGAGGCATTTTGGGGCTAAATATGAAGGATGTACTAAAAATTATACAGGTCAAGGAATTGATCAACTGGAAATAGTTATGCAATTGCTCAGAGATGATCCCTTTTCGCGTAGAATAGCTATGACCACATACAATGTAGCAGATTTGGAGAAGGGTGTACTGCATCCTTGTCACGGCATCTATATTCAGTTCTACGTCGAAATCGTTGATGGTCTCAAATGTCTGAGTTGTCATATGACACAAAGAAGTGTTGATTGTGGTTTAGGACTGCCTTTCAATATAGTCAGTTACAGTGTTCTGACACACATTATTGCACAGAAAGTTGATATGGTTCCAAATGAGTTGATCATATCAACTGGTGATACACATATATATAATAATCATGTAGATGCATTAACTAATCAGACCCATAGGACTCCTTATCCATTCCCAAAACTGAAGATGAATAATATTAAAAACAGGAAATGGGAAGAAATCACAGCAGATGATTTTGAATTGGTCGGATACTTTAGTCATCCAAGTATTAAAATGGTCATGAATGTTTAAGACATTTATGTAGATATATAATATTATGGTGGGTTTAATGTGTTACATTTTTAATGATTTTGGATACATGTTATTTTGTGAGATGATCTTATTTTTCAAAGATAATTTTAACTTTGCACAATAAGGGTTAAAATTTGTGTGGCAAGTGTCTATTTTAATTTCAATTTAAATTTTTGTGTGGCAAGTGGCTGTTTTAATCTCAATTTAACTTTGGTTGATGAAGTGTCTCCGAGAATATTTTTCTGAAATATTCAAATTTCTCTTTTGACCAACCACAGGAACCAGTTCCTGTGTCCTTGAGAGTGATCACATGAGTTAAATTCATGTGCAATTAAACAGATGTTATCTGTAGTGTAACCTTTTAATGGATTCATTTTTCGAGACTAACAGTCCACCATCTATCATGATAAGATCCAAAGTTAGAGGCATATTGGAATAGGCACATCGACCTTTCTGCTGTCGATACAAGTTAACCAAAAAATCGAAATCTATATTGAATGATGTGTCACGAACCTTAATTGTAGATGTCCCCCGTCTATCTTTGGTACTGGTTTTTGCAGTATTGATCAAATCTTGAAATTTGCCTCTGGGAGTTGAGTGCCACTCTTTATCCCACACACGACGGCAATCCTTACATCCGTGGGATAATTGTTGACCATATTGTGTAATTTTTTTAATTTGACCACAAAATGATATTCATATCCTTTTGCTCCATCATCCATAGTGATAATATCCCAACATTGTGGGATTTTCGCTCCTTAGTAGGGAGATCGAAATTAACTATTTCATAATTGCAATCATAGTTTTGAAATAATGATTTTATTTTGTCATGTGTCCATTTGTTGATGACGTTAAATTCGAGACAACATAATGCTACATTACTTTTAATATATCCCAGATTATCATTTAGGCGGTCTAAACTGGCCTGCCAGTCAGAGCATTTTTAGTGACCATGGGAATTTTAGAATAATAACATAAACCTTTCTGTATTTCCCATAAACTGAATATATCATCATTTGTCAATTGATAAACTCCTGCATCCAATCGCCCATTCTTTTTCATATTACGTGCATGTTTTCGTGCACTTAATAATAAATTTTTCAAATAACCTTCTTGTGTGTCACGATATTCTCGATTTTTTATAATAACACTCAAAACATTGATTACGTTCTTTTCGAAATGGGCGATCTACTGACGATAGATGGCAGTTAATACATATTTTGGGGTTCATTTAATGTGTTTGAAAATGATATAACATAGAAATTAATTCAATTTTATGTTGTGGATTTGAAATTGTCATTAATTGAATTGAAAATTAAGGATATTAAAGAAAAATGGGAAGATATTACTGTGGATGATTTTGAATTACTTGGTTATTTCTATCATCCGTCAAATTAAATTGATGACGAATGCCTAAACAAGAATTACGGATAGATTGTTTCATTGGGACAAACACAGAGATTTGCTGGTGTAAAGGGTTTCAGCAATTTAACAGTGAGGTGAATCGATTCTGTGGCAGTAGTTTCGGCACTTATTGAGCGGTCATTCTCTAATTTTAAGAAAATCTTGTCCCCTACTTGATCACCACAGGCAATCAGGATCTCATCACCATATTTAACATAACCAGTGCTATTCATATTATTTTTCTTAAATACTTTGAACACTTCAAAAGTAGGTCCGTCTTGATGACTTTGTAAACGTTCACCATACTTGATGAATCTATTTTGATTAGTATTATTGATCAATGCATTATGTTTGATATGAATATTGTCTCCATATCTGATAGGTGATGTTGTTTTATTTTTGACAGCATTTTCGAATCTTAATTTCGATAGGTTTGTCCTGATCTGTGGTAGTGGTTTATCAAGCAATAGTTGACTATTGGTTGTTGCTCTTTGTATCACATTAAGTCCAGAAGATAGTTCAATTAAATCACCAGAATAGACTACATCAGTTAGGCGAACATTATCCACAGGTTCGCTGGAAATATTATCATTATCAACATTTTCATTATAATTAATGCCGTTATTATCACCATCACTACCGTTACTACCGTTACTACCGTTACTACCGTTACTGCCGTTACCACCACCACTCATCACATTACTATAGCCGTGATAGTTATACATACTTCGATCTAAAGGATTAGATGTGTCCCAAATTTTAGGTGATAATTGATCGAGACGATCAACGTTTGCAGTCACGATGTTATCATGGTAACCTGGTTTTACTGTTAAACTTGAATAATAACTTGGATAGAGCATATATTCATTGGTATTTGGATTAATTGGAGTTGTGGGGACAACCCAATTCATCCATCTTGATTTAATATTTGGGATTGGTGTCTGCTGACGACTTTCGAGTGGTGCAGGTTTCGGTTCCATTGGGTGTTCTGGCGAAAATTCAAATGGCACATTAGCTTGCGGTTGTTGTGCTTTTTTGATTGGATGGGATAATGATGGTGATTTTGGCGCCTCAGGTGATGATTGATTTTGTGGTGTAACATACATCTGAACCACATCGATGATAATGAATGTAACTAATGCAACAAGACTAATAAGCATAATTTCTGTTAATGTCAACTCATTACGACCTATAAGATAAGCCATTAATGCAACACAGAATGCTTCAATCGGATATTTTAACGAATTGAACATATATAATAGTGAAATATTTTGTACAAAACAATTTATATTTATCTTTATAATACAAAGTATATTATCATGCTCAAACCGGAGACAATTACCTATGATGATGGGTTAGAGACAAATATTTTCGAAATAGCAAAACAAGTCTGCTCTGAACAACCTAAACTCCCTTGCAGTATTCAATTGGTAATGGATCACGATGCAGATACAAATATTGAATTTGATTTGGTCAAAGACTTTACATTAGCTTGCATGCAGATTTTATTTGGACCAAAGTCCACACCTTGTGATTTAAGTGAATCACAATTTGACCACTTAAACCAATATGTTAAAAGTGTTGGTTATAAAATGATTGTCAACAAAGAAGAAGATGAAACATCATTTACATTTAAGATCTCATTTGAACGATATCAATCATCAAAGCCGAATCCCTATGAACACTTGAAAAAATATGTGACACATTGATCTTGTTTCTGTCTTTGAAAATATGTAGTTCGTCTTGCATATTACCTTCTGTACATACAAATCGATTGATGTAGATCATTCAATTCTGCAATTTCTTCACGAGTGAATCCATGACTTTCACCCATATTTGACATCATTTCTTCAATTTTTCAGTTCAACCTGAACTGAATCTGGAATACGTTGAATAATTGGTTTAATATCATCAATCGATTGTGATTGTGATTGTGGTGCAACTACTTGTCTATTTTGTAATGCCTCTACAATTTCAGATAACCTGCGCAACTCTTCCAGGATTGACGCACGATCAGTCACAATCGCAGTATATTGCTCATCGGTGAGAATATGTATTTTGGTTTGTTTTGTTGTTCCGTTAATGGAGTAACTTTTTCTACTTGATGTGACGGTAATGTGTCAAATGTTGTTTCTACTTGGGGTGACGGTAATGTGCCAGATTTGGTTTCTACACGTGCTGGCTCAGACGAGATCAACCAATTAAAGAGTGAAAACATATTATAGAATATTGTGTATTTTTATTAGTACAAAGATACTTAAGTCTGTGGTGTGATGTGAATTTTCAGATATGACAATCAATAATGACAATATAGTCTTCACGAACCGACCGTAAAAATTCGTTGTGATCACCTATCCCCATTATGGCGGGATTGATGTCGATGCCATAAGATCTCAATATATCATGGTTGTATAATTTTAAATCTTTACTAATAATGACTGTTTGTATACGTTTTCCCCTCATAAATTCAGTAACAGAAATCAAATTATATGTAAGAGGGTGTCCAGAAATACAACATTGGTAAAAATTCAAAAGTGATTTACTATTCTTTCCAGTAAATCATTTTGAGTCATATCTATCAATTAGTATCTGATTATTTTAAAAATAAATATTTTATTATTATGATCCACAGGTATTTTTATATTTTCTATAAACTTGAAACACACAGAGTCACACCACATGAGATAATCTGTGGATGTTTACTTATGGACGAACAATTGATAACCTGTGATACATAGTAATGCTAAATACAAATAT